AGCCGCACCGAACCCAGACAGCTTTACTTCTTCCTCAAAACTTCTATCGGAGTTTTCAGTTTCATAAATGTCTGCGTGTTCATTCTCATAGCCATCGTACTCTAGTCCGAACAGTGCGTTAAGACCAGGTAATAACTCTTTTAAGAGTTGCGCTCTACTTACTACTGCCATGATTAACCACCTCCTGGTGCGTTGCCAGAAACAACACCTATGCCATGTTGATGACCAGTGTTAAATTTAGCTAACATGATTGGGTAGGAAGAACCTCTCTCATCACCATCATAGCCACCTAACCAATCAATAATTCTAACTGGCAAAGCTGCTGTAACGGCTGTTGTGCTTATGTCTAAAGACACACGAGACATTCCAAATGTAGCACTTGATGCTGTTTGCTCTAACTCTACGTTAGCTCCAATATCATCATCATTTACTGTTCCGTCTGCTTGAATAGCAAACGTAACATTTGGATCATCAGCGACATAAGCCATACCTTGAGTATGGGCTGTTCCTGACCATTGTTGACTGAAACTAAGCTGACTTGTGCTTAGATCAATATATTTACATCCAAGAAAAATACCAATAGGTGTACACGCACTTGTGCCTGTATCTTTCTGGACAGTGACTGTAGAGCCATCGTCATTTAACTTGACGACATCTCCATAACAAATCCTTGTGGAATACGAGGATAGGATTGGATACTGACGGAAACCACCAGTATACTCTCCACCGAGAGTACCTACGGGTCGCAAACCAAAAGGAGCAGATGTGCTAGACATATGTCTACCTCCATTAAGTTGTTCGGGTGTTTCGCTCTGGTCTTAGAACTGGCATCCGAGGGTCATTGTTACGCAAGTAAGAGTTGTCCACTGACTCGATTTGCCTCTTTGACATCTCTTTGTGGGCTTCCTTACGAGCTTCTACTGTTTCGGTTGCGTTACTGCATAGAAGCAATCCACCAACCTCTATATTTTCCTTCCATCTTGAGTCAACGTCCGACATGACTTGCAATTCTGGAAAATCGTTTGCGGCTACTGGAGTCCAACCTTCACGAAATTTAGCAGATACATTTGGTGTATCAGCTTGACCCATAACAGAAGTTCTTATCCAACGAAATTTAACACCATTTCTGGGATCGGGCGTTGGCAAAAGGGTGGGGCGTTCCCATCCTTTCTTCTTAGCATGGGCTTCACGGGTTTGCGTACTTCTTGGTTCTCTATCAGCCATTTTGTTGTTCCTTCATTAATTGCGCTGCATACTGCTCATTGCTGAGTCCAAGTCGCTGTGCGAGGGCTACTTGGGTTCTTGTTAGACGCACTGTGCGTGATTTTTTTCCGCTGCGTTCAACGGGGGCAACCACGTTTCCGTTTTGTAACTGAGGTGCTTCTTGCTCAGTCTCAAATTTCTGAGGGAAAGCTCTACGCATTTCCTCATCTATCTCTTTATAATACTGTTCACTATCTGGTACAATACCTTTTTGTTTTAATTCTTCATGCAGACCTAAAGCAAACCCTGTCATTCTCATGTCTTTATCGAACCATTCATTCTTTTTTTGCCAGTCAACGCCCCTATTTGAAAGCTTTGGAGCTTGTGCAGGCGTAGGTGCAAGTTTTTGTTTTTCTTGTGGTTGTGGCTTGTATTCCTCAACTCTAAATTTTTCGTTTTGGAGTTCAGATAACTTTTCTTGGGCTTCAACTAGCTTGTCAGGGTCTCCTGATTCGTATGCTTCTTTATAGTCATTTTTTGCTTTTTGTAATTGAGCTTCTACTCTACCTTTAGCTTGGTCGATTAACATCGTTTCACCATCTGCTAAAGTTTTTCTAAGAGTTTCATTCTCTTTCTTTAACTTTTCAGCAAAATTTACTGCCTCATCTTGAAGTCTAGTAGCTTCTTCTTTAGCTCTTCTTTCTTCGTGATAATCATATTTTAATTTTGATATTCTTTTTTGAACATTGTCGCTGTAGTTTCTAGCTTCATCTTCTGTTTCTACTTCTGGCTCTGGTGCTTCTTTTCTTTTTGCTACTCTGTCTTCTTCAGGAGTATCATCTACCACCTCTACTTCAAAATCATCTGCGTTTAGTTCTTCTTTGGATGCTACTGGAGTAGAATTTTCTTCAAAAGTATCATCTATATTTTCTGCTAATTTATTCATGCTCTTTTATATCCTCTTGGGTCATCGACAACTGCCTCAACAGTATCGTCATTAATTAATCTAAACTCTTCATTGTGAATTTTAAAACGAGTTCCTGAGTATGATCTAAAAATTACAAAATCACCTTCCTTACAGTAAGCACCATTTGGAAACCTCTTTTCATCTTTATAGGCATCATCCCCCATCTTCACAACAAAACCTATAATAGATGCTATGCCTTCTACTTCTCTAGTAGAGTCAGGCACATACAAGCCACCATCTGTTTTTTCTTCTAGTTTTACTGGGGATATTAAAAGCTTATAACCCTTGGGTTTTGGCATTTGAGAAGCAACTTTTGTTACCTCTTCTTTTTTTACGGCTGAATACATTTTTACCTCATGCAGTGATTAAGGATCACAGTTCCTTGCGTTAAACACGTTTAAAGTACTATGGTACTTTTTTAATCATTAATAAATCTTTTCTCTATGTCAAGTATATCTTCTTGTAATCTTCTAAGACATCTATACTCACCAACCAACAAAGAATACTCTTCCATAGTCTTTGCTCCACCAGAAGCTAAATGCTCTTTGACATCTTCTTTATAGTCTATAATTTTGTTTAATATAGGGCTATAAGCCGTTTCATTCGCCATCTACAAACTCTCTAGCCAAGTTTACACCCTCTTGAAAGCCTTTTCGTTTTTCTTCTCTTTTGGCTTTTGCCTCATCTAATATGGCGTTTGTAGCTACTTTAGTTACCTCAATCTCTTGATCTTTTTGTTTTTGTTGTGCATCTAGCTCAATTTTAGCCATATCCATTTGTTTTTTGTGTTCAAATTCAGCTTCTTTAAGAGCCATCTCTCTTTGTTGCATAATAGTAAGTGGGTCTTCTGCTTGCTTTTGAGCTTCTTGTTGTGCCATTTCTGCTTGGCTTTCCGTAAGAACTTGACTTGCTGCCTGTGCTGTTAGCTTTGACAACTGCTCTTCTACATCATCTGGCAACGGCTCGTCTTCACTAGGCATAGGCACTCCTAGTCTTTCTTCTATTTCTTTTCTGTATTGAAATGCAACGTGTTCTGTTATATGAGCCGCCAAGGCATTCTGTATAGCAGACGCAAATGGAGATTGACCAATAATTTGCTGTATCTTTGGGTCTTGAGCAGCAGCAGTATGTACAGCAATGTGGGCTTCATGGTCTTGATACTTAAACGCCTTGACAGGTTCTTGCTTCATCATAGCCATATTTTCTGTAACAGGGTCTTTTGGAGCTATGTCTTCAGGAAGCTTTATTATTTTCTCAGCATCTTGTATTCCCAACACTTCTAGCATCTGTCGATGCAGTTTACCCATATCGTACAACTGTGGGGCTTGTTGAGCCAATTGTAGGGCTGATTGATACTGTGTTACTCTTTGTGCCATTGTTGATGCGTTAGGGTCTGATACAGGAATTACATCTACTCTTTCATCGAAGTCTTTTGTTCTGGAAAACTCGCCCTCTGTTTCATAAAGATATTGTGATGGCATAAAGTCATGTATGCATTTAGCTAGTATCCGTAGTTCTTTTTTGAGAGCCGCATGAAGTCTTGACTGCACTCCTGACATAACTTTCATTGATCTTTCCATCAATGCTAGTGTTGTTCCCACAGGAGCGTTGGGGTTCATGTTTCCTATCTGTACATCTGCTATTGATCCTATCTTACGTCCTTCATCGACAATATTTCCCAATAACTGATACAATACTGAGGATGGTTCTTTATAAGGTATAAACGTAATGGAATCTCGTATCGCACCACCAGGAACATCGACATCCCTGAACTCACCAGGCATGAGAGGCGAATCATCCCCTTTAATCCTAAGACCACGAGCTTTAAGACCAGCAGGAAGATTCGATAACGTACCTGCATCAATAAGCTGACGAAGTATGGACGTTGCTGACTTAGCCAATCCACCAATAAGGTGAATAAGCCCTGTACCGTAGAAACCAAGGCTTGGGAGATATCTATAATGAACAAAATGTTGTCTTTTAGTTTTCTTTTCATCGTTCTCATACCAATTCCTTCGTATTGATAAAATTGTTTTTGATGATTTATCTAGCGTTACAATGTACGGTCTTGCCAAACCATCTTTATCTTCAAAAGGCTCTGGCATCTCTAGGTCAACGTGCATCTCTAATATAGTGTATCTGTCATCTTCATCGTATACCGTTGCTTCACTGCCTTCCATCTCATCATACTTTTCCTGTATTTCTGATTGATCTTGATGAGGCTCTGGTAAATCAATGTCACTGTAAAAACCGTTGACCATAAGTTCTTTAATTTGGTTTTCTGTCTTCTTCATAATATGGGTATACCGTGAGCAAGACATTAAGTCCGATGCACCATATGACACTACAAAATCTTCAGCAGGCACAAACATAGAGCAAGGTCTTTCCATAATTGGGTCGTAATATACTTTTTTAAACGCTGATCCTGCAAGGGGGAGTCGGAACAGCATTTGCTCCATTTCGTCACGGTATTCCGTCATCTCTTCGGTAAGCATATAGTTCATCTCGCTTTCAACACGCTTTGATTGAGATGTTTTTTCTTTAGTTGCTTTTCCCACCACTTTTGTTCTGACAGGACCTGATGCAGGAAATATCTCTCCCATAGCCTGCGCTTGAAACCTAACAACTGCTTCTGAAAGCAAAGGGTGAAACACTCCAGAAGCACCTTCCCAAGGTTGCGTTCTTTCTTCTATCTTCATGCCAAGAAGATCAAGACCTTTCATGTAAGACCTTGACCATTCTTTTCTAGATATTCTGTCTGATTCAAAATCTTCAATTAAATCAGAAGCCATTTCATCTAAGTCTGGTTCTTCTATATGCTCTGCTAGGTTTCCATTATGGTCTATATCTCCTGTTTCCTCTGTAGCACCCCCCTCAAAATCTACTACTACACCACCGTCTTCTGTTTCAATTGCAACAGCGTCTGGATTTACAACAGATACTTTAAGTTCTGACTCTTCAGGATTACCCTCCGTTTCTACTTCAAAGGGTTCTAATGTTTTGTCTACTGCCATTATCTAATTTTGAAGTTCGTACCTCTTGTGGCTAGACCTCCACCTCTCATTTTAAGAACTTTACCACCTTTTTTGTAGCTCTTTTTCTTCATAGCTCCACCTTTGGCGTAACCTTTTTTCTTCATCATCATGCCGCCACCACGCATCTTACCTTTACCGTCTGCGGCATAAAATGGAACTTTTTGTCCATTTTTCTCGACCATTTTAAGCTTGCCACCACCTGCGTAGCCTTTTTTCTTCATCATGCCTCCTGCTCTTTTATTAGCAGGATTCTTCTTTAATTTTTTATCTTTTGCATATGGCTTTAGTATTTCAGCATCTTTTTTAGTTTGTTTTCTTTTAGCAAAGGTATTAGCCCATTCTTTTAGGGTCATTCCTTTTTTCTTTAACTCTGCTCCTGTTACAGCTAATTTTTTTACGCCTTTTTTATCGTAAAAATATTTTTCTCCTGCAGCTTTAGCCGCTGATATACTTCTTGGTTTATCTTTTAATGGATTTTCTCTTGTTGATAATTTTTTTGGTTTATCTTTAACAG